GATGTGCAGTAGACATAAGTTGAGCGTACTCAATAATCATCTTACTACAATGAGAGTCACAGTGCATCTGGGCACACATGTCCTCGTAAGCGCTTAGATAAAATACATTCATTACTTCTCCCATCTGTAGAAGATGTGATCTTCTATCTCAATCGTTTTTGTTTTAGTCTTTGCCCAAGAAGGCATTACATAGTCAGCATGATAGTGCGTTGCACCTTCTGTGATGTCTATACTATGTATTGTACCATTAATCATTAACTCTGTCAAGGTATAAATGTTCTGATATACAGAATCATTACGAATCTCATCAGACTTACCATCACAGTACCAACTAAACTGGCACTTATGTCTTACTGGTATCATCTCACCCGAACCTGTCCAACTAGGTTTATGAGGCCCTTGTTTGACAACATCACAAATACTGTTTGGATATCTTGAGTCTGCTACACGATTCAATGTCACGAAGATAACAGCAATCTGTCCTGCTGCGCCTTGTCCTCGTGCTTCATGGTATACGTTCTCAGCGAGACACCCTGTTTCCATTTGCATATAGGTATCCAACTCACCTTGAGTCAAATCCTCTGGAGCAATTGGATGTCCATGAAAGGTTAACATAGAACCTAAAATTAGTTCCTTTATCACCAGTTAACACCCCCCTCAATTTCCTCAATCTCCTGTCGAGCGGCATCAACTGCCATTCCACTACCAAACTCTTCTTTAACTTTGGCAATGATATCAGCAACAGTACTAACGCCTGTTGTAGTATCAATGTCACCACTAGAGTTATAGTAGTCCCAAACGAACTCTTGAACGTCCATCAAATAAGCATTAACTTTTCCCATTATACAATCTCCTCAAATCCAACCATAGCAACTTTGTACTTAGTTGTTCCCATTAACATCTGATCTCCCATAGAAGTAGAACGCATTCCAAACGTCTTACCTTCATACACTGGAAGGTCGGCCATTACAGTGACGTTCTCATTATAGTCGCCATTCTGCATTGTTACACCATTGTCAGCCTCAAGTGTAAATTCTTTGATACTCCAAGAACCTTGGATGTTGTTAGTCCAACGATAAGCGTACTCTAAAGCTTTAGTGCCAGTTAAGTCACCAACTTCTACTAGAGCAACTGTTCGTGGTGTTTCTTCGAAAGCACTGTGGATTACTGCAATTTGTGTCATAATTTATTCCTTTATTCTCATTCTACATAGCTATGATATCACCTTGTCAACACATTGTCAACAGGTTTTTATAAAATATTTGAGTCCCAAACCTTTTGGGCAAGTTTACCCTCTAAACGGTGAGCCTCTTTCTCCCAAGGCAAGTCCCAATACCCAACTGAATCTGAAACATTACATTTCTTCCAGCGTCTGTCGGTAGCAAGTCCATTCATCTCATTGCGGGCGTACTGTTTAACATGTACCATCTCGTGACACATAGTAGTTACAAAGTCTTTTAGAGATAAGTCTTTACTAATCTCAATCTCAAACTGTCGATTAGTATCTTCCATCATACAGTAACCAATTGCATCATCATTGAACTTACGAATGCGAACTGCAATTTCTAAAGTCTTCATTCTAGGCATCAATTCAGTAATCATCTGGCAGACTGTTTTGAAAGCAACTTCTTTCTGAAACTTCGTACCACCTGTAACATCAACTAAATTCATCTGTAACCTCATTTCTCAATTTATACTAGTATTATACCTGTTATCATAACAAATGTCAAGTGTTTTGTTAAAAAAAGTACAAAAAAAAGTCCTTGCAAAACAAGGACTTAGAAATTATTTTAAATTATTTTTGGCATTATGCAGATATATCTACGTTTTGCCCCATAGGTTTGAGAGGTTCTACTGATTGCCCTCTGTTATTATAGGTGGTGTATGACACCTCAGATACTCTGACAGGCCCATCGCCCGTCTGTGTGTGCTTTACATGTACAGTAGTTAGAGTGTCTCCTACAGGATAAGTCCTTGTATAATTACTCACTATCCGTACTGGTAGTATTGGTGTTATCTCTGTCATTGGTTTATCCTTACGGCGGCGGCATCCCCTCGCATTGTGTAAGAGAGAGAAAGGAGCAAAGGGATGCCGCCGAGACATGCTGGTTAGTCTAGGAGTTCTCCTAGCGTTGCGGGCCCAGCTATCCCATCTGCAACTAACCCATTGGCGGATTGCCATTCTTTTAAAGCACGTTCAGTGCCTGGGCCGAAGTCACCGTCTGCTGTGATACCTAATGCTTCTTGCATCATCACAACACCAACCGACTTCATGCCTTTTCGTAATACACCAATATCTTCTGGTGAAGGTTCTTCCACAAACTCATCATCTGATTCGTGTTCTGAAACATCACTACCTAGCATATGTAGTGCTTCTTTCCAGTGATGGATACGGTCTTCCAGACCAATATAACCACCATTGATACGTTTAGTCATTGTTTTGATATCACCACTATCTGCATAACGGTTCAATCCATTCTTATTCCAGTACCAGATGGCGGACATGAGAGCGACCTCTTTATCTTCTGAAACCTTGTCTGGATTGTCAACAACGTCAACATCCATGTCGGAGGCAAATGCACTATAGTTTGCTTTACCTGTCAACTGGATTGGGCCTCTGCCACGATACTTCCATCCGTCACCTGAGTCAGTATCCCCATTCGACATACGGTTAGCATAGACTACGTTAGCAATCTTTTCTGGTTGTCTGTGATATGGTTCTGAATCTCGTGCGGCACGTTTGAAGTATTTGCCGAAGATTGCATCCAGCGCCTTGGCACTGTAGTTAAGGTTTTCAGAGAACACTCTCCAACCACCACTCTCATGTCCACACTGAGCTATGAAAGATGCAATACGTTCTGGTGTATTGATTTCATATTTCGGGAAGACTTCGTTCATTGCATCTACCCATCCATCTGGGTCTTTGCAATTAGGAAATAGTTCTTTGAACTGACTAGCTGTCAACATTGTTATTGACTCCTTTGATAATTGTCATTCCATCCAAAGGCTTCTTTAACTACGTTTTCAGAAAGTCCCTTGAATACCTTATGTAAGGATTTGTCTTTTGCGGCGATAATTAATTCGGCCTCTGAGATATGCAAACCTTCAAGCATCTGAATGAACATGTTTTCTTTCTTAAACGTAGCAAGAGTAGTATTACCACCTTTGATAAAGTGATACAGTTTCCTTGATTCTCTACGCAAGACGGTATGTTCTGTACCTTCAGTAGCTTCGTTTGCTGTATACGGAACTTCCCCAGCGGGGATTTCCCATTCGATTGCTGGGTCAAATGAAGATTTGATAATCATTCTCAAAGAATCACAATCGTGTTCCTTTAAGATCTCAATCTTCTTGCCCTTAGTTTTTGCATTGTGTACTTTCTTTAATACCTCAGAAAGTAGAGGTGTGTATGTTTTCTGATTCATAATCAAAAGTCTCCGATATCGTTCATAAGATTTCTCAATCTTTTATTTATAAAGTAATTTAGTAGTTTACTCCTGTCACCTTTTGGAGGCACTCTATACTCTTCTAGAATCCTACCTGTCAGTTCTTCTGGAATACACTCTAAATCAATTAGTGTTTTGTTTCGTTGATAGTTACGCATCATCTCTTCATTGAAAACATCTTCTGGTTCATGTTCAATCCAACCAGCAATCTTTTTCTTTGACATAGGTTTCTGTCGCATCTCATCTACGAATGTATTGTCTGGCGATAAGAAGTTTGGTATACCATCACTCCTATCACCCTTTAACACATGTTCCTTAATATATATATTCGGGTCAATATCCTTAATAAACTTTTTAAGAACAGGTGAATATTGTTTTACAAAGTTGTGTTTTTGCAACTGTATGAAATCTTTATCACCAGATAATATTAAGATGTGTTCGAATTCATTCGGTGTCTTAGATATATGTTGACATATGACTGCAATACAATCATCTGCCTCAGCACCTTCCACTTCAATAACTTTGTAGGGGAAAGTCTCACGAATTTCATCACGAATAGCATTAAGTGTCTCAAAGATTGTATTCCAATCTAAGTCTGACTTAGCCCTATCCTTCTTACGGTTTGATTTGTAGTTGGGGAAGTATTCTCTTCTCCAATACTTTTTGCTATCATAACAAAGTACAAGTTCACCAAACGCTTCTGAAAACTTTGAACGGTACATCCGTAAAGAATTCAAAACCATATGACGAACCAAGTCCTCATCGACTTGTTTGTTCTTTGACTGATTTATTTGTACCATCAGATTACTGATAGTAACTTGGTTCATATCCACTAGAATCATAATTTTCTCACTTTATTTATATACAATGATACCACTTATCGACTCATATGTCAATAGATTTTTGGTCGGAGTATAAGGATTCGAACCTTAGACCTCTACGTCCCAAACGTAGCGCACTACCAGACTGTGCTATACTCCGACAATAATGGCTGGAACGATAGGATTCGAACCTATAATCTGCACTACCAAAAAGTGATGCATTACCGTTATGCTACGTTCCAAAACTGGTGCCTGTTGAGAGGATCGAACTCCCGACCTACTGATTACAAATCAGTTGCTCTACCATCTGAGCTAAACAGGCTTTAACTTACATCATCGTTGTCTGGATTCTCATCTCCAAACAACTCATCAGACACGCCCTGTATCATATCAAGGTCAATGTCCATAGTAGGTATACCATCCTCTTCTGTGTAATCAATAAAGAGTTTAGTAAAATCCTGTAGAGGATGGTCTAAACCACCTTCTCTGAATATCATACTTTTAATCAACTCAACCAAAAAGGCAGTGTCTCTAAGGAAGTCGGGATGATCTACGTCAATGCCATTCTCTGACATATTGTGTATCATATTTACCACAAGTCCCTGAGTCAAATCTTCAGTAAACAAAATATGTTCACGAGCAATACCAGCGGTGTTGTCAACTTTGATTATCTTTCCTTTTGGAAAATTAATAATATTATCATTC